GATCAACACACTGGGAGGGCCCATCGTCGCGGCGATGCTGAAGCCGGACAACTGGCAGATGATCGTGGAGCGCATCCACGCGGACACTGAATACACCCCGTTCTAACCCAACCACCAAAAAAAGGACATCAATCATGACACAGAACATGACACCAGACATGGATGAGATTCTCGATTACGACGGCGTGATCGAAAACGACGGCGAAGGTTTCGCCACGCTCCCTGACAATGACGAGGTGACATTCAAGATCACCGAGGTCGAGAAGGGGCGCAGCAAGGACGGCACGAAACCGCAGGTGCGCCTCCGCATGATGTGCGAAAGCGTGACCGGAAACGGGCGCACGTCGATCAACGACTACATCACGCTGACCAAGAAAAGCGAGTGGAAGCTGTGCGAGTTTTTCTTGGCTCTCGGGATGCGCCGCCACGGAGAGCGGCTGCGCATGAACTGGGACATCATCGGCTACACAGGACGTGCGACGGTGAGCCTGGAGAAGTTCACGGGGCGCGACGGCGACGAGCGGTTCAACAACAAAATCAAGCGGTATCTGGAGCCACTTCCAAACGACCAGCAGGCGTTCGATGGCGTCGATCCAGCGTTCGCGTAACAGAGGAAAGGAAACGACACGATGCAAAACGGAGTAACCATCACATCGCTCGACATTGAAAATGTCAAGCGGGTCAAGGCAGTGAAATTGACGCCGACCGAGACAGGGCTGACCCTGATCGGCGGCGACAATGGGCAGGGGAAGACGAGCGTGCTCGACGCGATCATGGGAGCGCTCGGCGGCGATACCTACAAGCAATCGGTGCATGACGGAGCGGAGCGCGGCACGGTGCAGGTGGAGCTGTCGAACGGCGTCAGCGTGAAGCGCGTCTACACGGCGGCGGGCGGGTCGCGCCTGGAGGTCACCGACTCGACGGGCAAGCGCGGCGGGCAGACGCTGCTGCAGGCGTTCGTCTCGCCGTTCGCCCTCGACATCACGACCTTCATGGACGCGACGGATAAGAAAAAGGCGGAGATCCTGCTGCAGGTGATCGGGGTGAACCCGCAGCCGTTCGAGGAACGGATCAAGACGCTGGAGAACGACCGGCTCCTGAAGGGCCGCGAGCGCGACCGCGCCAAGGGGCACGCGGAGAGCCTCCCCTACTGGGAGGATGCCGGAGACGAGAAGCTCGACGGCAACGCGATCAGTAGCCAGATGACCGAGGCGCTCAGCCACAACGCGCGGGTGAGGCAGGCGGCGACCGACGTTGATGCGGCGAAGGACCGCGTAGAGCTGGCCGAGATCAGGGTGAAGGAGGCCGAGAAAGCGCTGGCCGATGCGAAGGAAAAGCACGAAGCGGCGAAACGGGCGTACGCCGACTCGCAGGAAAAGGCGGCATCGGCGGGACAGCCGGTGGACACGCAGGCGATCAGCGCGAAGCTCCAGCAGGTGACCGAGCACAACGAGCGCGTGAGCCAGAATCTGGCGCGCAAGGCCGCCCAGGACGCGTACGAGGCGCTGGCCGACGAGTACAGGGAGCTGACGCGGGAGATCGAGCAGACGCGCGAGGAACTGCGGGCGCTGCTCGAAGGCGCGCCGCTTCCCTACCCCGGCCTGAGCGTCGAGGGCGGGGTGCTTACATACAACGGCCGCCCGTGGTCGCAGTTGAGCGAGAGCGAGAAGCTGATCCTCGCGACGGCGGTCAGCCGCGCGGTGCTGCCGGAGTGCGGCTTCGTGCTGATCGACGGCATGGAGCGCATGGACCGCAAGACACTCGCGACGTTCGCCGCGTGGCTCGGAACGCAGGGGCTGCAGGCGATCGGGACGCGCGTCGGCGACGACGGCGGCAACACGATCATCATCGAGGACGGCATGGTGGCCGGCGCTGCCGTGGAGGAAGAGCCTAACTTCGGGTGAGGCTAGACACCGCGCCGGTCAGCGAGGGCCGGCGCGGTTTTTCAACAGTGGAGGTAATGCAAAATGAGAGAATCAGTCATCCAGATGGCGCTTGAGAGAGTAGCCGCCGACATCGCCGCTCTCATCAGAGAGAATAGCGAAAGAATTGTCATAGACATCCAAGAACAGGAGAAGGTCAAGGCCGACGAAGACCCGTTCGCAGAGTTTGCGTTCAGCCTGTCGGTCGGTGCGAAAATCTCGCCGAAGAACAACGGCGCCCACGTAGACACGAACCTGTCATGGAACGTGAAACAGAAAAAGACATCGACCGGCTTTGTCTCCGACCATCCGGAGCTTCCTCTTGGCGACAGCGACACGAAAAAAACAAGCGGCGAAAACAAGGGGTGAACACGATGAAAATAGATTTGCTAAAAAACATCGTTAAGCGTCTGCTTTTTCCGCGCTTATATTGGGAATGCCGGGCAAAAGCGCTGCGGAATAACGACGGCTGGTTTGTCGGCCGCACGGACATGTATTCGTATCTATTCGATGGCGGATACGTTCACTATGCCTATTCACCGATCAACTGCACACCTCAGGTGCGCGTTGGCTTTCGCGGATGTCCAGTATCTGCACTACGCAAAGCGGTGCGATTCGCGGAGCGGATGAATAGGCAGGAACGATGGGGACTTGGTGTTGTGACGCAAACAAATTGTCATACCTATTCGATAATCAAACGGAATGCGCAATGACAGAAAAGGCCGTCACGCCGCGCCCCTACCAGATCGCCGCGCATGACGCGGTGTTCAACGAGTGGAAGGACAAGCGGTCCACGCTGCTGGAGATGGCCACCGGCACGGGAAAGACTATCGTGTTTGCCATGATCCTGCGGACGCTGGCCGTGCAGGGGAAGCGCGGCCTTGTGCTTGCGCACCGCGACGAGCTGATCCGGCAGGCTGTCGATAAGCTGAGGATGGCCGTCGATCTGGAGTGCGCGGTGGAGAAGGCCGACGAACGCGGCGACGGCTCTATGTTCCCCGTCGTCGTCGGGAGCGTCCAGACGCTGATGCGGCGGAAGCGCCTCGAACGGTTTGACCGCGACGAGTTCGACGTGATCATCACCGACGAAGCGCACCACTCTCTGGCCCCGTCTTACCAGGGTATCTATGAGTACTTCGGGCGCGCCAAGATGCTGGGCGTGACGGCGACGCCGGACCGTGGCGACAAGAAGAACCTCGGGCAGGTCTACGAGTCCCTGGCGTTTTCCTACGGGCTCCGGCAGGCGGTCGTGGACGGCAACCTTTCGCGCATCGAGGCGCAGACGGTGCCGCTGCGCGTTGATCTCGGGCGGGTGAAGGTGAAGGCCGGGGATTATGACGAGAACGCGCTGGGTGACGCGCTGGGGCCGTACCTTGAGGCGATCGCGGACGAGGTGTCGGCGCGGGCGCGCGACCGGAAGACGCTGGCGTTCCTGCCGCTCCGCGCGACCAGCCGGGCGTTCACGGGGATGCTGGGCGAGCGCGGGATCGACGCGCGGCATGTGGACGGCGAAAGCGAGGACCGCGCCGACGTGCTGGCGTGGCTCAAGTCGCCGGGCCCGAAGGTGTGTTGCAACGCGATGCTGCTGACCGAGGGGTTTGACGAACCGAGCGTCGATTGCATTGTGCCGCTGCGGCCGACGAAGAGCAGGGCGCTGTACACGCAGATCGTGGGGCGCGGCACGCGGCTCTATCCCGGCAAGGACAAGCTGCTGCTGCTCGATTTCCTGTGGCAGACGGAGCAGCACGACCTGTGCAGGCCGTGCCACCTCGTGGCCACGCGCGCGGAGACGGCCGCCGGCATGACCGAGATCCAGGAGCGCGAGGCGCAGGCGGGCACGGAGCAGATGGACCTGCTGGACCTCGAACAGATGGCCAACACCGAGGAACTGCGCAAGCGTCACGAGGCGCTGGCCGAGAAGCTGAAAGAGCAGGCGCGGAAAAAGGCGCGGCTCATCGATCCGGTGCTGCTGGGCGTGATGATCGGCGACGGCGACCTGACGGACTACCAGCCGACCATGCGGTGGGAGGCGCAGCCGCCGACCGAGGCGCAGATCAGGGCGCTTGAGCGGTTCGGGGTGGCGGCCTCGGCGGTGACGTGCAAGGGACACGCGAGCATGCTTATGGGCGTGATGATCGAGCGCAGCAGGATGAAGCTGGCGAGCGTCGGCAAGCTGAAGGTGCTGGCGCGTTACGGATTTGAGGATCTCGGGGTGATCTCCGAAAAAGAGGCAAACGGGCTTATGGACAGGATCAAGGCCGGCAACTGGCAGCAGCCGGAGAACTGGAGCTTTGCATGACAGGTACACAGGTGCCGAAATTCATTGAGGACGCGGCGTTTGCCGGGGCGTCGGAAGGCAACCGCAACGACAGGGCGTTCTGGTTGGCGGCGCAATGCCGCGACGCACGGATCGACAAGGGGTCGGCGCGGTCGCTGCTCGGGATTTTCGCGACGCGCTGCACGCCGCCGCTGTCGGAGCGCGAGGCGGCGACGGTGATGGAGAGCGCGTACAGGTCGATCCCGCGCGAACCGCCCAGCGGAAGGGGCAGGGTCCAGCGGCCGGACGCGGATGAGATCATCCCGTGGGACGGCGAGATCGGGCCGGCTAAGGGCGCGGCGCTGGAGGGCGAGGGGAATCCTGACTACGTGCTCGATGTCCCCCCGCCGTCGGGAGACCCGGCAGGTGATTTGCGGCGGTGGCTGGCCGCGCTGTTCCAGCCGGACGACAAGGTGAACTATGTCACGGCTTCGGCCAAGGGCGATGACGGCAGGCACTACCCGCGCACCACCGGCGTCACGCGCACGCGCGCCGACATCGAGGCCGACCTCGACCGCTATGAGAAGAAGGGGTACACGGGCGAGGCGCTGCTGCGCTACGTTCTGGGCGACTGGGACGCGGAGGCCGGGGTCTGGGCGCGCATCAACCCGATGGACGGCAACGGCTGCGGGAACGCGAACGTGACGCGCCTAGACCATGTGCTGGTGGAGGGCGACGAGCAGAGCATCGAGCGGCAGATGGCGGTGATCTCTTCCCTGCGGCTCCCCTGCTCGGCCGTGGTGCATTCGGGCGGGAAGAGCGTCCACGCGGTGGTCAGGATCGGCGCGGGGACGGACCAGGCTTTGTACAAGTCGCGGATAGAGATGCTGTTCAAGAAGCTGGAAGCGGCGGGGTTCAAGCCTGACGTGAAGTGCCGGAACTCCAGCCGCCTGAGCCGTATGCCGGGGCCGGTGCGCGGCGGAAAACCCCAGTACCTCGTGTCGGGACCCTGCGGGGCGGCGGACTGGGATGAGTGGATCTCCGAGCAGCAGGCGGGCGAGTTCTCGGCGCAGGTGAGGGCGCCGCGCGACCTGTTCGTTGCGCCGCAGCCGGACAACCTGGTCGGCGAACGGTTCCTGTGCCGGCAGGGGTCGTGGCTGGTCGTGGCGCAGTCGGGCGTGGGCAAGTCGGTGTTCGCGATCCAGGCGGCGGTCAGCTTCGCGGTCGGCCGCGACGTGTTCGGCTTGCGCGTCGAGCGGCCGCTGCGCAACCTGATGATCCAGGCCGAGAACAACGAGGGGGATATGCACGAGGCGTTCTCCGGCATCTGCCACGGGCTGAACCTGGGGCCGGGCGAGCTTGATGACTTGGACGCGAACTTCCGGACGGTCCACTGTTCGCGGTACACGGGCGCGGAGTTCGCGCGGTTTCTGGCTCATCTGTGCCGTACGCACAGGCCGGACATCGTGTGGATCGATCCGCTTCTCTCTTACATCGGCGGCGAGATCTCCAAGATGCAGGATTGCAGCCGGTTCCTGCAGAACCAGGTTCAGCCGGCCATCGAGGACGCGGACTGCGGGCTGGTGGTGATCCACCACACCGGAAAGCCGCCGAAGTCGGATGAGAACAAGTACAAGGGGGCGGATCTGGCGTACCTCGGCATCGGCTCGTCGGTGTTGACGAACTGGGCGCGCGCGACATCCACCCTGCTGCGGGCGGAAGGCGAGGACAACCGGTTCACCCTCGAACACGCCAAGCGCGGCGACCGCTGCGGGTGCTCGCGGTCGGTGGACATCCGGCACGCGCCGGCGCCGGGCATCTGCTGGCTCCCGGCCGAACCGATGCCGACTGGGTTCCCCAAGAAGCCGGCCAAGCCGCGCAGGCCTAGCAAGTATGACGGGATCGGGCTGGAGAGCATGCCGCCGATGTCGGCCGTCTGGGATGACGAGGCGCGGATCTCTTCGGAGGCGGCGCGGGCGGTCGCGAAGCTGGCCAACGACGCCGGCATGGGGCTGACTTTGAAGCAGGCGTCCGTGTTGCTCCGGCAGCGCAGACTGCTTGATTTCTTGGAGTTCGACAAGGACACGAACACATGGAAAGGGGTGCTCTATGACCCGGATTTCAAGTGATTTTCCCAAACTGTTCATGAACAGTGTTCGAACAGTGTTCATGAACAGTTTTGAAAAGTGTTCAACGCGTACGTGCGCGCGCGCGTTGAACACACAAAAAACACTGTTCAACGCGCGCGCGGTACTCTCTACAAGAGAGAGTACTAGAGGAAGAACTCTGATATTCT